TCAAAGTTCCTGACAGCGTTTTGGGAACTTTATTATTTTGTCTTTTTGCTTTATTTCATTTTTGCTCACATTTTGCTCACATTTTTTTCCAAAAAATGTTTTTACTTTTTTTAATTCTTTAGTTTTATTTAGAATTTTAGGATTATTTATTATGTATGATTCAAGTATATTAATAAACGATTTTTTTAAATCACTTTCATTAAATCTCTTATCTGCAAAATCCAAACCCATGCCCTTACTTACTTGCGCAATTGAAGCATCTATTATACTGGCATTGTTAGATGCATAAGTATTATATGTAGTTTCGTATTTTGCATGTCCTACTTGTCCTTGAGTAAATTTACCTGGTACACCCAAATAAAACATCAAATCTATAAAGAAAGCTCTTAGTTTATGTAAGGATGTATAATCTTTATCATACCCACATTTAAGTAATAACTTTTGCCAATGTCGCTGCCTTAAATTGCTGGCATGTAAATAACCGCCTTGACTATTTGGAAAAACTAAATTGCTTTTTTTGTCTAGTGTTGGTAAGTAAATATCTAAAAATAATATATATATAGGAAACATAAATATATATCTATTAGATTTATCCGTTTTTGTCTTTTCCTTATATTCATTGCCAGTAAATTGCTTGTTTATTCTTATTGTTCCGTTTGAAAAATTTATATCATTTAATGTTAAGGCAAATAATTCACCTTCTCGCATGCCATTTAAAATAAAACTAAATAAGATTGGAAAAAACAAATTATCATAAACTGTACAAGTTTTCATTAATTTCAAAGCATCTTGCAGAGTTAAGTTTTGTTTTTTACTTTCAGGTAATATTATTGGTTCAATATCTTTAAATATATTATATCCTATCAAGTTGATTTTTGGTGACATACAATAATTTACTGCTGCTTTACAAAATTTGAGCATATTATAAGCGGTAAATGGTGTTTCTTTTTCTATATCATCAAAAACTTTTTGGAAAATTATAGCATTTAAATTTTTATATTTTATATCATAGAATTTGTATAAATGATTATCTATAAATCTTTGATATTCTTCTTTTGTTGACTTTGAGTATTTTTTATTTACTTTTTCCATAAAACATTCTATTATTTGTCCAAAAGTTATATTATCAGAAGTTTTTTCTTTATTATTATATTTATTTATGTCTTTTTTTGCTTCTTTTTTAGTATCATAAATACCTGATGTATGCTGTATCCCAAATATGTCATAATAACTAATGGTATATTTTATTACTGTTCCCTTCTTTGTTCTAATCGTCTTTTTACTAATTCCTGCCATATTTATCCGACCTTTTCCAATACTTTTAAAACTTCACTTTCTGAGATTTTCCAAACTCCACGTTTATAACGTGAAAATTGCCCTAGTTTTTGTAGCTTATATAAATAGCCTATTTTCATATTGTGCTTTTCCGCAAACTCTTTAAAACTTATTAAATCATTCGGAAAATTAATCCTACTCGTTTTTAAATTAATAACATTATTCATATTTAATCCTCCACTATTTAAAATTACTTCATGAAGATTTTGTCATGAAGTTTTGTTAACTATATATTTTCAAAGGCTTAACGTTCTTTAATTGTTCGTTAAGCCTTTTTCTTTGTTCTTCTATGAATATTTCAAATTCATCTTTTTGCTTATAGAACAAATGCTCTGTTAAATATTCTTTTTCCACTAATTCTCTATAACTATATCTTGCAAATCAATTACGTTCTGTTTTAATGCACATATAATAACTTGTGAACGGTTATTAGTTCCAAACTTGTTTAATAGATTGACTATATGACTTTTAACGGTAACTATGGAAATATTTAGGTGTTCTGCTATTTGTTTATTAGATAAGCACATTAAACATAAAACATCTCTTTCTCTTTTACTTATTTTCAAGATTTTGCTCTCCTCAATTTTGCTCTTTCTTTTTCTTAGCGTATTCGCGAACCTTTAGATAGCGCTTATCATCACCTTTTATTTGATTTTCCCATTTATTAAATGAAGTTTTCATGTACTCTATCATTTCTGTTATATTTCTTTTACAAGGTGGGTTGCTTTCAAGAGCTTTCCAATTAACATCAAGTAGGTTCATACTGGTTTTAAGCTCAGAAAAATATTCTTTGTCTTTATTGTTCATTTTGCCTCCTATTTTCGTATTCCTCAATATGTATAAGCGGTTTTAAAAAAATCACCATATAAACTTATATGTTTGTGCCATTTATTTAGTGCTTTCCACCACCTCTCTACACTTAAATCCTTTTCGATTTTTTTATCTTTGTAAATATAATGTACAGTCCAAAATTCACTATTATATTCAAGGTGGCGATTTCCATAATGCAACTCAATGCAAAACATATCAAATTTTTTTTTAATTATCGTTATTTCCTGTTTGCTCCTTTAGTTCCAAATCAAAATCAAAAAAACATTCTACTTTGTACTCGCCTCCAAAAAAATAACGAACTTCAAATTCTGTTCCTCTTTTACTTTGAGTTATTGCTATAATCTTTCCCTCTAAATTTTCAAAAGGAATAATTATGCAATCCTTATAAATAAGGTCTGATTGTTTTGTTATTATCATTTCTTTTCCTTAATCTAAATTTGTAATATCCACCTAAATAAAGAGCCCAATATATAAGACAGCACAAGCAAAATTACGGTTGCCCAAAATGCTATTCTTGAGTTTGTATCTATAATAGAAGCGTAGGTTAAAAATATTAGAAATAAAATTACAGCTCCTATAAATAAAGTTTCTAAAAAATTAAGCATTTACTCACCTTCCTTAATAACAAAAATGTTATCAAAGCAGTATCCGCCATGACCTCTCGTCAAACTTACCATTTTCATCCCGCACATTTCGTATGCTTTGCTGTCTGTTTCTGTAATCTCAAATTCAGGGAAAGAATATACAGGATAATATTTTACTTTCGTTCCTATCGGATATAATTTATTGAATTCTTCGACTGAAAGATGATTTATATTTGATACTTTTGATTTTGTTTTCATTCTTCTTCTCCTATTTTATCTTCACAGCGGTAATGCCACCCTTTTTATGACCTTCAAATACAAAAATTCTATACATACCTTCGGGCGTTGAAACCTTTGTTGTATAAATATATCCATACTGGTCAGTGCTTTTAACATATTGCAAAGGATTTATTACAATCTTCTCTTGAGCAAAAACAATTGCTCCGTTCAAAAGTAATCCTGTTATTATGCCTATTATTAAGCTTTTCATTTTTTTACTCCTTTCCATTTTTAAGTAAAAACCACTCGCATGTTGTAACAACCCCTTTTATAAACCCATAGTCCGCTGCTCTTTCAGCACTTGACATTGCAATAAAAAAAGGTTTAGTATCCATTTCCTTTTCATACTTGCTTTTCATATTTAGAACTTCTTTTTCTGTCTTCATCCTTCCTACTCCCTCGCCTTGCTGATGATGTCGAGGATTTTTTCCAATCCATATTGCATACAGCGTTCTCCATTGTCTGTGCTTTCATCATTACAATTTTCGCAATCGCAATAATGTTCAAGGCAAGGTAAACAATCTGAACAGTTTGCAACTTTCTCAATCTCCCCAAGGGCGTGCTTATACTCTATAAGCTTTTTATTATTTCTAAGTCCGTCTTGGTACCCATCTTCATAACATTCTTGGCAAGTTGCCGAATGTCTCCTCCATTCTTTAAGGTATTCATTTTCTTTTTTAAGCTGTTCGCAGTTCTTACAATATTCGCTCATTTATTCCTCACTTTCACTGATTAGTTGCTTGTTATAATATTTGTAAATAAGTTCTGCTAAAGAATTACAGTTTGTTTTAATATAAATATTGCTTATATGAGTCTTTACCGTTGAAAATGATATATATAATAGCTCTGCTAATTTCCTAGGCTTAAAAACTCCTTTTTTACAAATTAGATTAATAACTTCTAATTCCCTTTTTGTAAATTTAGTATCAGGTTTTTCTTTTTTTACTTTATTTAAACCAAATTTTCTGTAAATTCTTTCAATATTAGCTTTTTTAGTTTGCAATTTATCTGCTAATTCATCAACCGTAAATTTATTATGATAATTTAAAATATAATCAATATTATCTTGCGTTAATCTAGTCGATTTAAACGATATATTGTGATAATAACAATAATTACATATAGTTTTTCTATCACATAAAAACATTCTAGCTAATTCTTCTATATAAAAATATTTTGCGTTACTCTTAATAAAAGCCTTTTCTTTTTGTGACAAACTACTTTTCATTTAAAATCCCTTCTATCTGTGGTAATGTTATATAAATCATCGCTTTTAGATATTGTGTCGCCACAGACCTTAGCATCACCATAGACCTCTGCATTATCATAGACCTTAGCATCACCATAGACCCAAGCATTACCAGAAAGGTTGCTTTCTTTTTCTATGTAACCGCCAATATCACCTGCTTTTACGTTATGTTTTTTTAAATCTTTTGTAGCTTCAATTCTAAATAATTTTCTACCCAAAAAGGTAATGCTTAAATCTTCTCGAAGTTTAAAATGTTTATCTGTCATTGTATTTTCCTTTTTTCATGTAATATCAATTTATGATTTTAAAGTTAAGTTATTGCGATAAAGTCTTTTCATAAGGTTTCTGTTTCTTATTCTTTCTACTTTACATTCTGTTTTTAATTCATTTAACTTTTTTACTAAATCATTCTTACTTAGTTCATTATATTTTTTCTCAAGCTCTTTATAAGCATTTCTTAGGTTTATATTCTCTTGCTGTAAGTGCTTATTTTGTTCCCTGTAACCCTCATTTTGAGCAGCAAGCATATTTATGTCATTAATACTTAACATTTAAATATTCTCCGTTTATAAGTCCTGCATCTTGTAAAACCAACGCTAATTGAGCTGTATTAGAACAATTCATTTTTAATTTCGCTTTGTCTATATGGTTTCTCACTGTGCCATATGATATGCCTAAAGAGGTAGCTATTTTTTTATCAACAAACCCTTTACACTTAAGCTTTATAATTTCTATTTCACGAGTTGTCAATTTACGTATTTTTTTCATTTTTCTCTTTTTCCCCCTTCTATATAGTCATTTATACATTTTTTATAATCTTTTCCCGATATGACCAGCTAACTAAATGAGGTCTATTAACTGTCCCAGTTTTTATTAATAAAGTGTTAAAAAGCCCTCTTATTGATGAATAAGAAGTATTCATAATTTTAGCTATTTCTTTATCTGTATAACCGGAAGCTATTAATTCAATTATTTTTACTTCTTTCGGGGTTATTTTTGTTTTTCTTGATTTCTCTTTCATTTTTTCTTTCCTATATAAGCTTTTTTTGTTCTAAAGTTGTGACTTTCCATTGTGAGTAATTTTTTATTTCTGTTATCTGTACTTCTATTCTTGGATTATATTTATCGTGAAAAACTCTTGAACCATCGTGCCCAGCGATAATATCCCGATTGTCATCTATTAGTAAGCCTGACTTTACCATAGCATCATCTATTGCCTCTAATAAGTTTGTCAAATCGTACCTTAAGCGTTTTTCAACATAAAATACACATCTCATATTAATTGGGTAGTTTACAATTCCAGCTTCACTTTTAACTCTGAAAAAATAAGGAATACATTTCTTTTCAAATTCTTCAAAGTCTTTTGAAGGTAATGGAATATGTCTGACTTTCCCTGTTTTAGTTCTTATTGGAATAATTCTTTGATTATTCTTTTTTGTTACCGGCTTAACTGGAATTGTAAACTCTATCATTTTCCTCTCCTGATTATTGTAAAAGTTTAGTTTTCTGTATTATCAACTACAAGTTTCATTTGTTTGGTTCTGGTTTCCCCATTTATATATGCCTTTGCCTTTTTAATTACTTCATGCAAATCTTCTTCATCTTTACCTGAAATACAAAAAGTATTTTCGTAACCTTCTTTATAGATAGGTAATAACGGAGTTGAAATATTTATTACTGCATTATTTTGGTCATTAAAAGAATATTTGATAGAGTATAAAGCTCTTTCCAGAAAGTCACATTTCCCGTAATCAAATCTAATAACATTCATTGTAATCTTAGATGTTTCAGAAGCTAATTTAGGAATACAATTTATAAATCCGCTAACTGCTTTTTGAAATGCTTTTGCAAAATCTTCTGTAATTTGGTCTTTACCTGTGAAATTTACTTCTTGTGCTGATAAATCGTTTGATGTTTTATAAACAATAGTTGCTGTATTGTCATTATTGACCTTTACTTTCTGAATAAACATCAAATTCTTGCTTTGTGTAGTGCTCTCTTTTTCTTTTACTGCTGTTTTTGTCATTGTTCTAACCTCTCTTTCTGATATTTTGTACTGTTTCTCGCAATAGCTTCAATCCCGCTTTATCTTCTTCAGGTGTAGATTTATCAATTTTTTCAGACGGCGGAATAACTTCCTTTTGCTTTAACCGTTTGTCTTTAGCTGTTTTCTCTTTTTCTTCTTTGAGAATGTTGAGATATCCTCCGTTTTCAATTAATTTTGCAACGTAAGGTTTTATTTTTTTTGCTCCATTTTCTTTGGCATACTTTTTTAAAATGATTAAATCTTCTGCTGAAAGATTTTTATTTTCCTCACACACACTTTTTTTACTAGTGTGTGTGTTATATATATATTCTTTAGTATTATTGTTTAATGTTTTTGGTATAGTGTTGGAAATGTGTTGGAAACTGTCTTGGAATGTGCGTTGGAATTGGTAATTTTTTACATCCTGATAATATGCATATTTAGTGACTTTGAGGCGTATTCCGCGTGTTGTTTTCTGTGTTGTAATCTGTGTTGTTAGGTCTCTGGAGTTCGCTATTTTCGCCCATCTCAGGAAATCATACACCTGCGTAAGCTTTACTCCGGGGATTTTTTCTTGACGAAAATTAAACAAATCTTCACCAATATCGTTATTTTTTGACTTTTTCCAATTTACCCGACTTAAAATATAAATCCAGATTTTAAGGTATTCGGGCGGTTTTTGCCATATCTGTGATTCAATAATGTTTCGAGAAAGAAGAATGTAACCACCTTTGATTTTTTCTTCCATAACTTCTCCCCTTTTATCCGTACCATCGCTTGGGTTTTATATAGTCCTGTGCATTCAAAAATGATTGTTGTACAGGCTTTGGAGCTGTTCCGTCATAAATTTTTTGTAGTGCTTTTTGTATTGAATACATTAAAGCCTTTTCTTTTTCAGCTTCTTCAAATGACATTTTCCCTTTTGCAACCAAGCCCGGATAAACTCTGCATCTTAAAGCAACTTCCCTTTTGGCGCACTGAATCATTTGCTCCAAAAGTTCAAAATCTATTTCACTCATTGCTGTATCCTTTCTATGACGCATTAAAAACAATTAAATCATCAGGTAATATAAGCTTTTCTAATTGTTTTGTTGCCCTGCAGTAATCACAATGCCCGCATCGTTTCGGTTCTGCATTAAAGTTTTTGACATCTATAATCCGCTGCATTTTCCAACTTAATTGCTTTCGTTGAAACTCTAATTGTTCATCAGGGATTAAAATACAATCCAAATCAGGATAATCCTGTTTATCTACTGCGGCTATAATGCAATCTAAGGTTTCGCCGGTGTTTTGTCTGACTATTTCCTGATAAATTCCCAGCTGTAAATCATAGCCCCATTTCTCAATAAAACTTTGTTTCCAGCCGTTTTTGTAGGAAATATCTCTAAGTTTTTGAACAACCTTTAAATCTACTATTGCCTCATGAGGTTTATAGCTGTCCATTTTGATTTTCCAGTTTGCCCCGAAAAGTTCACCTGTCATTATGACCTGTTTTTCACCTGACATACAGCTCATAAATAACGGCTCTTTTTCTACCCGCTCTATTATCTTTTCAGCTTTCAAATAATCAGATTTTAAGCTCCCATCTTTTTTAAAGATTTCAGGAGTGTGGTCTTTGAAGTACTCTAATGTACCCTCAAAGTAGCTATCTACATATGACCCGATTAACATCGGGGGAGTGGGTGGTTCTACCCACTCCCCGTTGATTTTTGCCATTGCATAAGCTTCACATTTCAAGAAGTCTTTTACTTGCGAAACGCTGAAATATGTCTGATTTGCTTTTTGTGAATAATAATTTTTATTCGTTAGTTTCATTTCTTTCACCGTAAATTTCTTCCAGCTGTTCTATTTCTTCTTGAGCAGGTTCATAAGTTTTCTTTTTGCCGTCTTTACCTGATGATTTTAATAATTTAGCTTCAGCTACCTCTTTTTGTTTTTCTGCTGCTGAGGGAACTTCAAAATATTTTTCAATTGGTGCAAAATTATTTTTGATTGAATTGTATATACTACCTAAATCAACAATATTTTTAGCAATAAAATTGTCACATTTAGTGCCGATACGCTGTTCTAACATCTCCTGTGTTACGCCCAATTCTTCAAATAATTTGAGCATATCGGTTATTCGTTCTTTTAAAGGCTTTGTATTTGAGCCAATAAGAGTTTTTTCACATTCGTTAAGGAAGTCCTCAACAACATCGCCGGGTAAAATTTCTAAAAGAACAGCTCTTTTACGTCTTGCACCGTCATTTACGATACGTTCATAAATATCTCTAGGGTCTGTCAATATTGTATTACCACCGTTTTTTGTATATCTTGTATGTGGAACTTTAAAAATTCTTTCAGCCCTTACATTGCTTTCTAAATCCCACGCAAACGCCAGAACCTCTGAGGTGTGTTCTGCTGTATTTTGACTAAGTTCTTTAATACCATAGCTTATATTTCCCCAGTATTTGGCGATAGCCTCCGCTGCTCTGACTGATGGACCTTTAATCTGCTGACCGCCACGAGGATAACAATAAGTTGCTTTTTCTGCTAATGTTAGTCTTTTGGCGGATTCCATAATTTTACGCTGTGCCTGCATTTCATTTCTCGGGAACTGTCGAGCCATAAAAATTGCCCCTTGTACTTCTTGTAAAGCTCTTGCCTTTTCAATTTCCTGTCCGACATTAGGCATACTGGTTAAATTCTGTTTGTCATTTTGTTCTGCTAAATAGTTCATTTTGTGTCCTTTCTTACTTGTAAAATTCAAACCAATCTTTGCAATATTCAAAATCTTCTTTACTCATCTTTTTATTTTGGTAAAGTTTCTCGCAATCATCTAAAGAAAAAGAACTTGTAGCTAATAAGCTTTCAAGCTCTGTGTCATAATTAAATGAATCGAGTTTATAAAAATTATTTTCACCTGCCATAGTACTAAGCCTCTCTCAAGCGTTTGTACCATTTATTAACTGTTTTTTCCTTTTCGCATCTTTTAATATCCATATCTGCAAGTACAAATGAAGGTATGGAAACTTTCCCCATATTAATTGTGTCGTAATAATCAATTAATTTGTTTCTTAAATATCTTTTACGTTTTTCGTATGTTTCTTTTTGAATTGCATTTGTAATTTTAATTAGTTTACCCATATATAACTCCTTTCATAATTATTTAGGGAAACGGGGCTTAACTTGTTAAGAGCAATTATGAAAATAAAGCCCCGACAAAATCCTTTTAAAATGCCCTGCATAGACTTGAAATTAGGTTTATATATAACATACAGGGCAAGGTGAAAAGATTCGGCTCTTTTCAAATAAATTAAGAAAATCGTTTTTAAGGCGGGTGAAATTCTTCGGATGATAATTTATACCTGTCATGGGATAAAATCTTAAAATTGACCGATAAATTCCAATTCAGATTTGATGTTTTGTTTTATCCCTTTAGATAAATTTACACTTCTCATTTCTTTTTCTTTTTTGCTCATATAATCAGAAGGTTTTTGTTTCTCAAAATCAATACCAAGCTTTTTACAGCAATTCTTACAGTATTTCCAAGTTGGAATTTGTGTTGCGGCGTGGGTTAAATCTTTGTCTATCCAGCGATTATCACAATAATTATTACTGCGCTCTGACAGTCTACTGTTACGGCAGTCATGTGCGACATAATTCATATATTCTCCTTTTAAATTCTTATAGCAATCCTGCAATCTTATTCATATATTTAGAAAAAATTACAGGACTGATTAAAAATTTTCTTACTTTGCCACGCTGTTTATAGCTTTCAGTCCGATTAAAGCCCCTTTTGACTATTAAAAGGCTATCCATGCAAAATGGTCGTCTTACTTTGCATCAGTCGTTTTATGCTATGTAATTGTCAATGTGCAAAATTTTCCATAGCCGAGCCAAGCCTTAAACAGGCTTATTTCACCGTTGTTTAACAACAAACGGATTATTGGATTTGCTCAACCTTCTGTATATTCATCAACTTTAAAGACCTTTGTTATGCTTTGCAATTCCCCTTTTTATGCTTGGTAGGCTCAAGCCGCTTAACTTTTGGTAATATTCAGTTGAACTTATGTCAGTTTTGAAATATTATTTATTAAATTGATTTATTATTTCGGTACTGACAAATTCATTATATGACATTTGTCATAAAAAGTCAATGCCAATTGTCATAATTATGGATGAAAAATATATACTTAACAGATTAATAGAACTCAGAAACGCTTTAAAACAAAGCGGAAACGCCTTTGCAAAAAAACTTAATATACCTCAAACAACTTATTTAAGATACGAAACTGGTCAAAGAAAAATTTCAGCAGATTTAATAATAAAACTTGTATTAATTTGTAATGTAAACCCATTTTGGCTTTTTACTGGCGAGGGAAATATGTTTATAAACCCTGATATAAATTCAGGTGAACGACAAAACGACACATCAGTAGATACAAAAAGCTCACAGTTCGGAAAAAGATTATCAGAACTGCAAGCTAAGCATAATTTTTTAGATAGAGAAATGTCTATTCTTCTAAAAATATCAGAAAATGATTATATAAAATTAATTACAGGTAAAATAAAACCTGATTTAGATATCCTTAACAGACTAAAACAAAATTTTAAAGTGTCTATTGATTATCTTCTTTATGGAGATTGATATCTAATAAATCAAGTTCTAATATAATTATGTGGGGTAAACATGCCATTTGATTTAAATAAATATAAAAATAAAACAAATTATAATCCTATAAGGTTAATCCGTTTTTATTTTAATTGTTATTTACATTCTGTATGGAAAAAACGTAAAGAACATTATCTATTACATCATGATTATTCATTAGATAATTCTTCTTCAATAAAATTTAACAAAAAAATTTTTGAAACTGGTTATTTAGCTTTAAAAAAAATATTACCTATATTATTTAAAATTATTTTATGGCTTTTACCTTTAATCATTGCAAGTATTTTTTATTCAGATTATTATGCAAAAATCCCTTTTTCAATAATTTTAGGTGCATACATAGTGTGGACAATACAGTATTTTCAAGCTAAACAAGAGATTAAAGATTGCAAATTATATACTGAATTTGATAATTTGGAAGGAGAATATTATAAACGTTATATACAAATGTATAATTATAATAGTACATTTATAGCTTTATTTATAATTATTTTTTTAACAATGAACTATTTATCAATTTTACAATATATTTTGATTTTATTTTTCATTTTATATGCTAACATGTGGTATAAACGATATGTTAACATTGCAATAAAATTAGATCTAATCTTTGATAAAAATAAATATAATGAATAATCTATTTTTTAAGTTCTCCGTTGTGAGTATCTATTTTTACATTATGAATCTGTTCTAAACTTGTTGTTGTATTAAAATATCTAAAATCAACTCTATCTTTCGTTTTTTCAATTTTTTGCATTAATTCTTTATTTGATTTTAAAATTTCAGAATTTGATTTAAGTATTGCAGTAGTACCATTATAAATTATTAAACCTAGAATAATACCGATTAGGACAACTGCAACAAATACACGATTTAATTCACTAGACAAAAAGTCTTTTGCATCACTAAATAATAAGTTAATATTTCTCATAACTATCCTTTCATAATCCAACACTAAAAATATAATCTATTTTTTTCTTTATTTCCAACTTTATGTTAAATATACCACACAAGAGGAATTATTTTTTATTTTAATTATCATATATATGGACTATTTTTTTAGAGAAACTCGGACTATATATACATTTATTTTACAGAGTTAAGATTATGATATGCAAAAAGCCTTTGTATATATATTTTTCTTATTCATTTTTTTATTCAATTCTTGTGATGCAAAGCATCTCTATCTTGAAAAGGATTATCAAAACATTTGGTGTACAAAAAACAACGGTATAACAGAATTTAGACTGCCTGATTGCACTAGAATTGACTGCTTGACCAAAACCCATGCTATTGAATTTGATTTTGCTGAAAAATGGGCTGAAAGTATAGGACAAGCTTTATATTATTCTTATATGACTAATAAAAAACCAGGTATAGTATTAATTATAGAAAACCCTCAAAAGGAAGAAATATACTTAAAACGGCTCAAAACTGTTTGCTGCCCTCTTGGCATTGATGTTTGGATTATGTATAACAAAGATATTTATTAAATTCAAAAAAACTATTTAAATAAAAACTCTGATAAACACATTATCAGAGTAGAGAGTTTTCTCAGAAGGTGGGAATATCGTTCTATAAGTATTTAGAACGATATTTTTTTGTATTTATTTTGTTATTCTCATTATAATGGTACTTATATTTGGTTTTTCAGATGATGGATATTATACAAACTAAGTTATTTGATTGCGAAACTAAATCCTCTAAAAGAGTTCGCCATAAACCTATATGGAAAAAGTTTTATTCTGTTTATGCCTATGATTTTACTAAATATCATTTTATTTGCGATGCTGTACAAAGCAAAAATTATTTAAGACTTTTTAATCTATATCCTGATTTAGATAAAAAAATTATTTTATCTTTCTCTAGATTTGATGAATATAAAATACGCAAATTATGTTATATTTTGGATGATGATAAAAATAAAAAACATAACGGTGATGAAAAACATATTTTTAGACTAAAAACATTACACAAATTATATGAAAAGCTTTATTTTTACGCTAATTTGCCTGCTTATGCAACTGAAGATTACATAAATCGTATTAAAAGTGAAAAAGATATATCTTTATCGGATGCAGATATCATATTCCGTATAGAAGAACTTGAAACAAAAGGTTATAGGATTTATTTTGATAAAGATTATGGTAATCAGTTAGAAATTATCAATACTGAATTATTATCTATAAAAGAAAGATTAATAACGCATATTCAATTATTGCGAAAGATAAAAACTAAAGAGGTTGTATTATAGATATATTGCCAGTTTTAAACAGTCTTATAATAAAGTAAAGCTTAATATGGATTAAAAAATCTCAAATGTTGGATGCAAAAGGCAGAATAAATGGCAAGACCTACTAAAATGACAAATGTAACAATCGGAAAACTTGAAGAAGCTTTTGCTCTTGGTTGTAGTGATTCTGAAGCTTGTTTTTATGCCGATATTAACCCTGATACTCTTTATGATTATTGTAAAAAGAATCCACAATTTTCCGAGCGCAAAGCTCTTTTAAAAATGAAACCAATCTTAAAGGCTAAAAAAACAATTCTTGATAATCTTGAAGATGCAAAAGTAGCACAATGGTATTTAGAAAGAAAATGCAAGGAGGAATTTAATACTAAAATTGAACAAAAGCCACTAATCGACTTCCCAACATCAGCATTAAAAATTGAAATTGTAGGTAATCAAAATAATGAAAGCAAGTAAAACATGAAATTTTATTATAAATATTATCCATTACTGCAATTAAATAATTCTGAATTTCATACAATCGCTGAAACAGGCGGTAGAGGAGGTGGTAAAACTCAACATACTATTAGAGGCGTTTTAAAATGTCTAATTGAAAGGAAAAAGAATTGTTGTTTTTTTAGAGAAACAAAAGAATCATTAGAAGATTCTGTTAAAGCTGAAATTGATGATATTATTGCAAATGAATTTGAAGGGCGGGGATTTTCTTCTCTTAAAACCGAAATAAGACATGCTAACGGCTCTAGAATATTTTTTAAAGGCTTAAAACAAGTTAATGCTAAATCTATCGAAAATCTTAAGGGGATAGCATCCTCAACAGATTTTTTTGTCATTGATGAAGCTCAAGCTGTATCAAAACCTGTATTAAAAGCTCTTGTTGCTACATTAAGGAAAGCAGGTTCCGTACTCATAGTATTGTATAATAGAATTTCTGACAATTTACCCGTAGAAGACGTTCTATATCTTGATTATCAGACTATGACAGCGCCTGAAGGTACATATTTCATTGAAGTTAATTATCCTGAACTGGAACAAGCAGGCTTTCTTTCTCAAGAGTTTTTAACACGTGCCAATTTAAAAAAATTACATAAGCCTGAAGAATATGAAGAAGAATATTTAAATAAAGCTCCTGATTTATCAGCTCATACTGTTGTAAAACATTTCACAAACGATAACATAAAACCTATATTTTATCAGCCCGATATGGATTTACATATATCTTGTGATTTTAACGTAGACCCTATGTGTTGGGTTTTCTTTCATAAAACACAAAATAAACTATTCTTTTTTGATGAACTTATTATTGAAAATACAACTACCCCTATATGTGCAAATGAAGTTATCAGGCGTTTTCCCAATCATAAAGGTGGGATTATAATAAATGGTGATGCTTCAGGCAACTATAAAAATGTTGCTGCTCAAAATCCTGATATCACAAACTATGTACAGATTAAAAATATTCTTGAAAGGTATTATAACCGAGAAGTTGAAATTGAAATTAAAAGAGGTAATCCTTTAAAAAAGAACAGAATTGCAGCATTTAATGAGCTTGTTCTGGATACAAACGGCAAACGCAGAGTATTTTTTGATTCTAAATGTAAGTGGTGCATTTACAATATTAAAAATGTAAAATATAAAGCTGGTACTTCTAAAATTGATGAGCCAACAATTAATGATATTAAAGCTGATCCTCAGAAGAAGTTTTTAATACATCCTTTTGACGCTTTTACTTATCCTGCTGATTACTACTTTCCTATCAGGTTAAATTAATGCCTCTTTTACAATTCGCTAAGATATATTTAGTGAGGTAAAAATGGAAAGAATTCAAGAGGAAATTCAAGAACAAAAAAGTCTTACTTATGAACAAAGAATAGAATTTGCTAAAGACATTTCAACAAAATATCAAAGTTGGAATGACGACAGACAATCGCAGTTTGATGATGCAAAAATGATAATGGATGAAGTTTACATGCATTATTCTTTTAAGAAAAAAAGTGACGAGGATTATTGGAAAGCAGATATCAAATTAAACAAACTTAGAACTATAAAACAGGCAAAGAAAGCCGCTATGTGGCGAGAAATATGGTCTAACCCGCAACAAATGTTTAATGTGAGAGGTACTGATGAAATTAGTGAACATAATGCAAAATTACAAAAAGCATCGATTGTTAATAGCTTAGAAAAAATGAAAATAGGCAAGGCTTTTGACCGAGCTATTGAAGATTTATTAGACATTGGCGAAATGGTGTTTATTACTGACTGGGAAGAAAGAACAAAAGTTATAAGAAGAAGGTCACAAAACGGCTTTATTTTAGAAACTTTAAAACGATTTATTAATTTACCTGCAAATGTATCTAATAAAGTTATTGAATTACCTTACTATGAAAATGCAAGAGTAAAGGCTATTAGTCCGTTTATGTTTGTTTTTGACCATAATTATTATGAGTATGGCAATAAAAAGCAATGGGACAGCTGCATTAAAATTTACAAAAGATTTGAAACTTATGAAAATATCGTAAACAACAAAGATTATTCCTTAACAGATGAAGAAAAAGAAAACCTTAAGCAAATATGCAATAGCAATAAAAATCCAGAGGGAAATAAAACTATTGCTGATTTGACAGACGAAGATATATACGGTGAAAAAGTAGAAATATTATATTGTCACGGCGACTTTAAAATTTGTGGAAAATTATACAAAAACTACATTGCTGAAATAATTGCGGGTGTTTATGTCGCAAGATTTGAGGAAAATCCTTTATTTATTAATCCATTTATTTGGTGTGCTATTGAAATTGATCCATTAACAGGCAGAGGAATTCCTCAGTTAAAAGGAGCTTATCACCTTATAAAAGAACAAGAAAAAATGATTAATACAGCAATTGATATGCAGCAACTTGCTCTTAATCCGCCTTCTTGGGTTGATGAAATGTTTTTTGAAAAAAATAAGACCGAAATAAAAGTATCTCCGGGCAAGTTAATAAAATACAAAAATGGCTGGGCTGGCAACTTTCCTACTGCACTTACTCTAGGATATTCAAATAATTTACCAACATTTATAGGTAGTCTCGACCAAAATATAAGCGATGTAACTAACGTTAATTCTAATATGCTTGGTAATATAACCTCAACAAAACGAACGGCTACTGAATTATCTTATGTTGACAAAGGAGCAACTGCAACAATAGCGAAAGAATTGGATATTATAAATGAAAATGCGATTATTCCTATCATTGAAAACATTGCAGAATTACTCGCTATGTTTAAAGAAGGTAATGAAAAAATATATGTTAAGGAAAAAGGAAATAATATTATCAGTATTATTACAAATGAAATTAGACAAGCACAATATAATTACATATATGATGACAGAAATGCTATAAATGACCAAAAAAGCAGATTCAATGAATTATATCAATTGTTGAAATCCGTAGGAGAAAATCCTCAATTATTTAATATGATTGATTGGAAAGCAGCCATTAGAAAAGCTGTTGAAATGATAGGTTTTGATAACTCTGATATGTTCTTTATGCCTGATAATCAATTAACGTCAGCATACGAGCAATTGAAAGAAATGCCTGTGGAAATTCAAAATCAATTTATACAAATGATTGCATCAGAAGCTCAACAATTAAAACCAGTACAGGATAATAATAAAAATATAGCAGCTTAATGCCAGATTTAAAAGGAGATAAAATTATTTTATGGAAAATTTAGAAAGATTAGTAAAACTAAAATGTTTTTTACAAAGCGATGAGGGGAAATATCTTGAAGATTTTATCTCTAACGTAATAACAGAGCTATCAAATACAAATATAGATGCAAATATTATTAAAGGAATGTGTATGCTATTTAAGGCAATTAAAGATATTCCAGAAGAATATGAAAATGTAAAACAGCAAAAGGAGAATAATTAATGGATGAAGACATTATCGATTCGCAACCTGTTGAAACTGAAACCGTAACCTCTGAAAGTGACACGCCCTCTAATCTTGAGGTAACCGAAGAACTTGAGCCGGGAGCAGAAGGAAAAACAGCCGAAACTAAAGAAAATGCAGAAGCTGAAGAAAGAAAATATGCTGGTAAATACAACTCTGTTGAAGAATTGGAAAAAGGATATGGCTCACAAACAAGTTATATTAATGAACTCCAAGCTAAAATTGATGAGTATAAATCACAACTGGAAAAACAACAGCAATTAGAGCAAAGTGCAAAGTTAGAAGAAGCCAAAGCCAAAGGATTTGATAGTATTGAATCCCAAGAAATTGCGCAAAAAATTATTGTTAAAGAGTTTGAAATCTACGCTAACAATTTATCAAAAGTTGCACCTGAACATTATGAAACTGCAAGAGAAGCATTAAATAATTACTACTCGACTGGAAATGAAATTTATTTAAATCATGCAAAAGAATTATTTCCTAATGATTTTATTGAAAATGTTGCAGTTGAAAAGCTTAATTATAAATTAAGTTTGCAAAATGAATTAAAACAAAGAAACATGCAACAACATATCCAGCAAACAGAACAACTATGTACTGACATTGAAAACAATTTTAAGGATTTTCTTTCTGATATTTTAGTTGATGATCCCCAAAAATTAAATTCTGCAAAATCTGCTGCTATGTCAACGATGTTTAATCTTGGAGTAATCAAAAATTTAGATGACATGAAGACATTTGAAAAGTTGTATAACTCTATTACCGAAAGAGCAGTTAATGATTATATTACAGCTATGCAAGCTCAAAATAATGTTGATACCATTAAAAAGAAGTCACAAGTACCTTCAGGTACTTCCAGCATTCCTGACAAAAAACCTGATATAAATACAAAAGAATACTGGGATAATTTTTACAACAAATAGAAAGGATTAAAAAGATGGTACAAACATATAATTTAAACTCAATGATTCCAACAGCTATTGCTGCAAGTTTTGAGAAAAGACTTGAAAAAGAACTTGTTATTGGTAAAGCCGCGAGAGTAGAATTTAAAAACGGCATAAATAAAGGTGATGAAGTAAAAGTTATTATGCCTGCAAGAGTTAATGTTAAAAAATGGGCTGGCGGTGACCTTGAAGCTCCTGATAAAATAGATAAATCCGAAGTAAAAGTAAAGATAGATCAGGGCTTATATGTTAACTTTGAACTTGAAAAAGCAAAAGAGATTCAAATTCAAAACGCACAAACCTCTGATGAAGCTGCAAAACTCATTGACGAATATTCAGCAGATGCTAGATATCAAGTCAGAGATGCTGTGGATACAGCATTAGGGCAATTGTATACAATGGCTGGTTCTAAAATTGATAAAAACGGCGGTGCATACGCTTTAACTCAAGACAATTTTTATAAATTTCTTGCTGATATGAAAGTAAGAATGTCAAGAAATAATGTTTTCCAGTCAGGTAAAATGTCTTGTTATTTACCTCCTGAAGCAGTTGCAGTGGCATTAGGAATGCCTTTGTCTCAATATACTGAATCACAAGTTAAAGATATTAAAACTGGTTTTGTATCGGAAAAAGCTGGTTGGAAAATTTATGAATCTAACAACGTTGCAGTAGTAGACAATGCAAATACAAAACTGTATTATCCTTTATTTACCGTAGATGGCAGAACATTTGCAGCTCCTTTACAAAAATCACTTGATTTAATACCTTATATGCGTGATGAATCCGTAAATAAGGCATTTAAAGGTACATTCGTCTTTGGTAGAGGTGTTCCAAACTCTAAATATCTTGGTACTTGCTGCTGGTCCATAGCTGAAGGCAGTTATGAATAAACATTAGGTGAAAATGCTCACTATGAAATTAAATATTAAAGTTTAACAAAAATCGATGTAAATCGGTGGAAAGGCAAAAAGAAATGGCAAGAGATAAAATTAATTTAATTGAACCTGTTTTGGATGAATCAAGATGCATAGCTGTAAAAGAATTATCAGCAAACACTATTACACAAGCTAATGGTACAGAAATTGTTGGTGCATTCGGCTGTAAAGATAATTCATTACAAATAACTGTAACTAATAGTGCGGAAGCTGCTAAAAAATTAACAATTAAAGCAGGAGTTTTTGATAACGCTATATTAGGTGATAAAACAATTTCTGTTGCTAGTGGAAAAACAATAGTAATTCTAATTGAAAATCCTTCAAGATTTCAACAAGCAGATAGTTCAATCTATATTGATTATGAAACTGGTTTTACCGGAAACATTTATGCTGTTGGAAAACACGCAGGTTTAGAGGCATAGTAAAAAATTATAAAGTGCAGGTATTTATTACTTGCACTTTATATTAAAGGATAATAAATGATTACAATAAAAAATATTAATACGAATTATATATTTCAAGTTAATGATAATGTAGGATTAGAAATGCTGGCTAATTTCAAAGGAACTTTAGAAGCAGTCAAATACAATGAAGATTTAAAAGATAAAATAAAAAACATTTATTTAGAAAATGACTTAACTTCAGATGAAGAAAGATTGTTAGGTAATAATAAAAAAACAATGAACGATTATACAATTCCGGAACTTAAAGCAGAACTTAATAAATTAGGTATAACTTACGCCTCCTGTGCTAAAAAACTCGATTTATATAATTTACTTTTAAATAATACAGATACAGATACAGATACTGACACAGATACTGACACAGACACAGAATGAGGATTAAATGACTATTACAGCGCAAAATTTTCTAGATATTTTAGGTCACAGAGCTTGGAGCGGTTTTAATAAAGATGATATGGTTTTTGGAAACGAAGAAGCTCAAACAGCAGTTGCTGAGCTAAATGCTGCTCATAGATACTTAATGTCTTTGAGAGATTTCCCGTTCAAATCTTTGACCGAAGAATTTACTACAATAAAAAATATTTCTGAGTATCCAATGATTGACGGACAAATATCAGAAATTGTAAATTTAAATAATTTAGCTAAATTAACTGAAATCCAAGATTATAAGATACTCCAAGAAAAAACAGGAGAACCTCAAAGCTTTTATATTAATTATTATAACCCTGATGCAAACATTATTTTATACCCTACACCTGATAAATCCTACAATCTAAAAATAATTTATAATACATACAAATTTATTCTTGATAAAAATGGGAATCAACTGAACGAATTTAAAAATGCTGATGATTATTTAAATATGCCTTCATACCTTGAATATTTATACGCAGATTGTCTTGTATTAAGAACAATGGCAACAAACAATAAAGATGAGCAGGATGAAAATTATCGACCAATTTTAAATGAGTTTAATGAAGCTTGGAAAAACTTTATTAAAGTTGCAACCCCCACAGATATTGAACAAAGGATTGTTATTTGAATATTTGTCGGTTTTTGGCGCTGTCATAATTAGAATATGGCTACAAGTTTATATCCGCAAATTTATGATAAATTTTTAGGTATACGAGAATATAACGGAGTAAATTCAAACGGTATAATCTCGGCTATAAAAGCAAATAATATTGATTTATATCAATCTGATATAGGGTCAGGAATTGGGATAAAATCTACTAAAGGAAATAAAGGGATTTATGAACTACCTGAAGGATATAAAATAATTGATATTTTCTCATCCCAGCAAGATAAAACTATATACGATTTTATTTATGCAGAAAATGACACTAAAGGGACTTTATTTTATGCTAATCCAATCAATAATGCTACAATAATTATTGATGACTTGCCTTTAAGCGCAAAAGCAAATGGACTTACTATGACCTCAAGCGCTTATGATGTATTTATATTTACAAACGGCAAAAAACAATATTCTGTATGTTTTTCAAAAGCTGAAAAAGTAAAAGAAATAAATGCAGTCGACTTTTTAGGCAGAAATATATCTTGGCTTGCAATGTGGGAGTGGAATGGCTTTCTCGTTGTATCCTCAGAATATGGAGTGCACGCATCACACCAAAATGACATATATACTTGGAATGATAACCCTCAAGATAAAGCAGACAGCTGGTATATAGATTTTAGCAAAAAAGTAACAGCTATTGTAGGCTTTTCAGCTGGATTATTTATATTTACAGATTCTGATGTCACAAGATTATTAGGAAATCCTAATACTTCTAATTCTTCCTTAGAGTTAGTATCTATGAACGGAACATTAAGCTACCAGAGTATTGCAATTCACGATACATATTTGTTTTTTTATGACCCTAAACAAAAAAATATTTATTACATGCAAATTACTGATACTGGACAAACTAGACCGTCAGGACCAGTAGCAAAAGAAGTTCAGTCTTATTTTAACAAAAGCATATCAAAATTTAAAATGTGTTCATGTATATATTCTGGAAATAATGAGATTTGGTGCTTAATTGATGATAAAATTCTTATTTATGATTATACCAAGCAAGAATGGTTGAGAAGGACAGAACAAAATATTAATTGTGTATGTCTTTCTGACAATCAAGTTTTAACTGGAGGCGACAGCGGCATTGTTTATCTTGAAAAAATCAACAATGACTTCAATGAACAATTTTTCCCAAGTGAATATAGAACTACCTTTATAAATATGGGCTCTAATTCTAATTTAAAAAAGCAAAAGACACCACTTTTAATATGCCTTAATGACAATGAATTAAATGATTTTTGGGTAGAGTTAACAGTTAATAATAAACAAAAAAATCCTAAAAGAGTTAAAATTACTGTTTCTTGTGAAGCTGTTTACGGAAATTCTAATGATGTAAATGTCATACCGAAAAATGAAACTTATGAACATGCCTATTATGCAGCTGATAATCCATATTCAAAGAGAATTATTGAAATTTCTACCCCTCAAACTTGGTATACTCTTGGCATTCGATTTTACACAGACCAAGCTGGGCAAGGTTTTGCGATAAATTCTATTGAACTAAAAAATGTAAAAGCAAAAACTAAAACAAAAGGCAGGTAATTAATAAAATAAAATTAAAAGAAAGGAACGTAACCAAATTTATGATAGTAAGGAACAACTAATAATAATGCCCATACTACATTATAAATGATATACGCACAAAAAATTAGAAGTATAAATAATAATATTTTTTTATAATATTTTTTTGATTGTTCCATGAGAATATTATAACATTCATAAAGGAGTTTTTCAAGATGAATCTAAACGATATAGTTAATAATTTTCAAAATAAAAGTAATTATTATGGAGATTTTAAAAATTTTGAAGGTGAAATTAATGCTTATAGGAATAAAATTCAGCCAATGACAGATGAACAAGGAAATACTTTTAGGCACATGGCTGGTTCTGCTGCTATGACACAAAAATATAACCCGATATTAACAAATATATTAGGCACAGCAAAAGAAGTTGATGACTATTTTATAAAACATAAAAATGGGTGGGATTCTTTAGGAGATATAAAAAATAATTTTATAGGTTCAATAGTTGGACAAAAAAATAAGTACATGCCTCGAAAAAGTCTTTATGATTTAATTTTTAAGGATTTCATTAAATGATTATTGACCATATAAGAAATTATGACGAGTTCAAAAAACTCTATGATACAAGACCAATGCATACTGACTTATTTTCTTATGAACATATTATAAATAATCCCCATTTATATTGTTTTTATGGAGAAAAAGACGGTTTATTAAAAGGTTTTATTTTTATAACTGCTGATGAAAAAGGTAATTTATTTCTTAGTGGAGTTTCTGTTCCCAAAAATATGCCAGATAATAAGAATGCAATAATTACAGTATGTGAAGCCTACAAACAAGACATATACTCTGATACAGATCTTAAGCAAGCGGTTTATATGTTAAAAATTGCAGGATTTAAACATTACAAAGATACCATTTATGTAAGAAAATATAGAGGTAACAATGGGTAAAAGTAAAAAAGCACCAAATTACGCAACAACATCTACTACAACTGATAATTTATTTGGTTCATCTACAAGTAGCAAAAATGGTACGTCATATTCTGCTCCTAACTGGATGAAAAATTCAATGTCAACTATTTCTAATAACTTAAATTCAACAATGAATCAAATGCTATCAAATGATTTCACAAATGATGCTAATTTTAAAGTGTATCAAGAGCAATTGAATAAAAGCGCAGCGCAAAATTATGATAGTTCTGTATTATCTCAATTAGCAGATAAAAATTTAATGCGTTCAAGTGGATTACAAGCTGCAACAAATGCTTTTGCAAATACATTAGCTGATAAAACCGCAAACTTATATGATAGCTATTACAATAGGCAAGCAAATAATTTGTCAAATTTATTAAATACTTCTAATACGCTTTATAATTATATTTCAGGTTTAAATAATTCATCACAATCAAATGCGAACTCTGTAAGTAGCTATAATCTAAATAAATTTTATGCAGACCAAACAGCCAAACAACAATTATTTAATAATATTGTTAATGGTGCAAGCTCATTCTCGAATATAGCAAATACTTGGAGTCCTACTACTCAAATAGGCAATTTATTTAGTGGGTCTGGCTCTAATACTAGCACTTTAAGTAATGCCTATAATAATTCTAATTTATAAATTAATACAGGAGTAGGAATGAATAACAGATTATTTAACTGGTTAAAAAATGCCAACAATAAAATTGAAAACAGCAATTTAGTTCATACATTACAGGGAAATGGAACTAATAAACTTGCACAAATTCTTGGAGATAACCCCCAAATGTTATCTAGCATAAATGACCTTGGCTTCAATAATAAAAAGAAAAACATTGTATTGCCTTATTTACAAATTGACGAAAACGAACAACTTATAGACAAACCTTTACCTCATAAATTTTCATTAAATGAACGATTATTAGGAAAAGAAGAATTACACAATCCTCAATCTACTTATATTGACAATGAGAATGAAAATATTAAAATTTCATCAGGTGTTAATGCAAGCCCACGACAAGGAGGTTTATTACGCGACATTGCAGGCGGTTTCAATGAAAATATGCATAATAATTTTCAATTAGATAATTTGAATGACAAAATTGCAGATAACGGAAGTAATAAAGGCATTGCATTTAGAATTGGGGAAGGATTAGGAACTGCTGCAAAATTCGCTAATAGTCCTTTGGGCAGAATGGGCATCACTGCTGCTGCAATAGGGGCTTTTGGCGGTTCTCCATTAGAAATGGCTGCTTATGGCGCGAAAGCTGGCGTTGGCAATCAACAAAACGTAATGAGAGATAAATTATATCGCAAATCATTATCAAACATGGGTTTAAATACTTCAGATGTTAACGGTTACATAGATGATAAAACATACCAAAATTATGCGCTAAGTAGTTATAGAAATAACTCACTGGCTTTACGCTCTGCCATAGCAGGAGCTTCAGATAACACCAAACGTGCAAATTTAATAATGCAAGGCTTAAATAATGGTTCAATTTCACCTGAAGAAGCAAAGTACCACATGTTAAATTATGGTATAGGCTTTGAAGACTTGCAAAAATCAAATGCCACCAGAAATGCTGATGTTAATCAATATTTAGCACCTCACAAAGCAAATGCTTATGATACAGGCGCTATGGGTACAATCATGAATGCAAATACAAATCTTGCAAGATTAAATGAACAACAACAGCAAAATGAATTTAATAATGCAATGAAAGTTGCAGAATTTAATGAAAAAATAAAAAATAGTAATAATGAGTATGGAGATATTGAAAAACAACTTGATAATTTCAGGTCTACATTTAAAGACATGCCTTCTAAGCAAGAAAGTTATACATTTGGCGCTTTGAGAAATTTAACAGGTACGCAGACTGAAAAAGAAGCTAATTTTAACGCTCAACGAACATTATTATTTAATCAAATTGCACGTAAACTTGGAGGAGAAAAAGGAGTACTTTCTGATTTTGATATTAAACGTATTGAAGCAGCACTACCAAATCTTACAGATTCTTATAAACAAAAAGAAGCAAAAATTAAAGCTGTATATGATTTATTAGATATTAAAAAAGGGAAAACGGATTTTAATGATCCATTGGGGATAAGATAATGAATTATAATGAATTTGCCGAAAAAATTAAAAATAAATATCCACAATATAATGATTTAGATAATAAAGAACTTGCTCAAAAAATGGTAGCAAAATACCCACAAGAATACTCGGATGTTACATTCGATAATATACCTATACAAAATATTCAGATGACTGAAGATGCATCTTTTCAACAACCCTTGCAGGGTGGAGTTAAAAAAACTGTTAATTTAACTCCTTCAGGTATAATCAAAAATGTAGCAGGAAATATTGCAGCTGGAATAACAGCTCCTATAAATGCAATGAAAAACAAAACATCTGTTACAAATGCTTTTAAGCAAAATAAAGAATATTTAAATAATGAAGATTTTCAAAAATATACAAATCATCCTGTACAAGATTTTGCAACAGATATGATTGTATATTCAGCATTACCTGAATTAAAAGCTATACAAGGAATAAAAGGAGCCGGTTTAATAAATAAAAGTTTAACAGGTGCTTATCAAGGAGGTATAATTGGCGGTCTTGAAAGCTTAAAACACAAAGGCATATCGCAAGAGAACCTATCTGATACTTTAGGTTTAGCTGCATTTGGAGCAGTATTACCTCCTATACTGAATGGCGGGGCAAAGATAACAACGAAAATTTTAAAAAATCCTAGCTTTCAAAATAAGTTCACAACAGCTCTTGAAGGCTTAACCTCTGTTCCTAAAAAATACTTAGACCTTGCTTTAAACAAAGAGTTAGCAGGCAAATCTATTTTTAATGGCAAATTTGATACTGAAACTGCATATAGACCAATTGAGCAAAAATTAAAAGAAGCAAAAAGTTATTTACCTGATTCTGAAAGCTATGCCGAAAGGTTTTATAGTGTTGGGCAAAAGGCAAAACGAGGATTAGAAAAAATTAAAACTAAAGCAGGAGATGATATAAAAGAAGCATTAGAGAATTTAAGCCCTGAAGAAATTAATATCGGAGATTTAAAAGCAGGAATTCAAGATTTAATAAATAATTATTCTAACGGTGGGGAAATTAACCCAGCTATTATTCGTTCAAATCGTGAGATAAATGAAATTTATAATTTATTATCCAAAGATAATATTAAACCCATTGACCTGCATAATATTAAAGAAATACTATATGATATTGCAAATTATGATGCAGCAGGCGGAATAAAAAATACAACCACTAAAGCTATGGCTAACAAAATAAACGATTACTTAAGGAAAATTGACTCTAATTATGCTAAAGCAAATGATAAATTTGCTTTAATAAAAAATGTTGAATATGATTTGGGAGGAGCAGGAGGAATTAATTCTAATACAATTGGTGGAAAACTTTCACAATATGGCACTAAAAAAAATATTGAAAACGGTTTAGACAGAAGATTAAAAAATGTTGACATGCTTTTAGAGCCAACAGATAGATTCTTAAAAGATACAAAAACCTTAGTAACGGGAAAGAAAAATATTGATGAAATAAACAGGTTAGTTGGTAGCGCTGCTTATGAAAGAAATCCTCGCTTATTAAGTAACTTTAATGATATATCTAGAGAAGAAGCTTTGGATAATTTGCAAAAATATTCCGGTATTAATTTTATGGATGACTTAGAGGTTATTCGTGCCAGAGAAGCTTTAGAACGATTTACACCGGGGCAAGGTGGTGGTTCTGGTTCATCGCAAGGATACCAAAATTTATTGAGAAGTGGAATTACAACAACAACCGGAGGTGCAATTGGAGGATTATTAGGCGGTCCAATAGGTACTTTGGGAGGGTTAATTACCGGTGCGGCTACTGTAAGTCCGAAAATAATGGGGAAAGGCTCTATTAAAAACTTAGGTGCTATATACAAAGCCCTTAATAAAGAAGTGCCAAAATGGATTTACCCTATTATTTTACAAAATAATGCTGATTTAACAAACTAATAATACTGGCGTAATGTCAATTAATATTTGCGAGTTTGATTTATTGTATAATTTTGCTGTCTTAACAATCTATTTTGTTGTTCTTGAAGTGTATTTTGATATTGTAGATTATAATTCAATATTTGTAACTCTCTTAAACGTTCTTGTTCTTCTAATTTTCTATTATATTCTGTTTAATACTTCTTATTTTAATTTATTTTTATCTTTTTTATATTGTTTTTCTATTGCACTTTTTTGGTGATTTAATTCATTTATTTCTTGAGTTATATTTTTATATATTACATCTTTT